GCCTTCTAATAGTATTCTATCCCACCCAAATATATTAGCACATGCATCTTTTAATACACCTGCAAAACTAACTCTTTCAAATCCTTCTTCAATTAAGAATCCTGCCGCTGTATCTTTTCCGTGCCCGATGAGTCCACATATACCAATTATTTGTTTCATGTACGTATTATACTAAACTATCGTTTACTTGTCAATCTATCTTTTATTAAGTATTATCTATCAAAAATTGGTGTGGCTGATATAACGTTTGACCCAGTATTTGCAACAAGAAGATCCGTTGGATGCTTTTGTAAGATAACCGGTTGTTGTTTAGTTATATATATTTTACCAATTGATACATAGGGATTTGTAGCTTCATCATGCGGTAGATTTTGGTCAGTTAGTTGCTTATGTTCAACATACTTACTCTCTGGACTTATTTCATACTTTACCCAAGATATGTAAACTCTTTTAGCATTGCTTACTGTAGTTCCACCAGTTTTAATAAACTCTTGCTCGCCTGTAATTGTTATAATCATTTATATCTCCTTCTATACCTATTTATTTATCTTTTACTTAGATTCTGCATATGTAGCAATAATTGTTCCCAAGTAACTTCCTTTTTTGGTTCCTTAAAGCCTTCAGCATTAATTTTTTTAAACTTAAGATTATAAGTTTTAGGTTTAGGTTGGTCAGGTTGTGTACATTGTTTACATCTACAATGATCACAAACTTTTATTTCTCTATACTCACCGCCATCTACTTCATAGTCTTGTTCTGTAACATAACGAGGATTGCCGCAGTGAGAACCTGCGCCACAATTTTGACAATAGGTGTTAGAAAATGAGTGAATTGTGTTTGGGTACATATTATCCGATTACAAAACCAAGTCCAACACTTCCGTCATTGTATAATGTTAATTCTGTTTCTAAATTAGTGATGTCGGTCATAGCGTCTTGACGTAATTGGTCTGCGTTCATTGTAGTTCCACCTTGTGGGCCTGCAATTTGTGTAAACTTACCACGTGCTTCTGCCAGCATTAATTTAGCATGTGCAAACGCATAATCCTTTATCCAAGGACCTGCGTATGTATCTGCTAATAAGCTCTCAGTTGGTCTGTAGTTATAACAATGCAAAACTGCATTGTCATCTGCTTTGATTTTTCTTTGTAGGATTAGTCTCTTATCTTGTGGGCGCCAAGTAAACATAAGTTCAGCACCGAATAGTCTACCCATTGCTTCTCTGTTTTGTTGTAAGAAATCAAAAGATGTTAGTCCACCAGATCTAGTACTACCTAAAAGGTATGTATTAAGATATGCGGCTTGAAACGGTTCTATATCATTTCCTGTTCCACTACTTACACCAGTTGTACGTCTATAAATATCTCTTACTTCCATTACTTCTTCTGGTAATGTATATTCATTTTGACCTTCTAATATTTCTAAAATAATGAAACTTTCTTCTACTGCATTTTCTGCACGTTGTCTATATTTTTGAAGTGCTTTATCAGCGGCAAGTTCATAATGTTCTGGATCGAGTTCAACATCGATCATTCCGCCGCCTAGGCGTAGTTCTATTTCTTTTTGAAGTTTATTCAATTGAGCCATTATTTAATTCTCCTACTATGTATTTATCACAGTATCACTTATTGAAGGCGGCTATTAGGATAATCTCTCCATTGACACGTCCATTTAGTTTCGTTTCTGTTGTTTTTAACGATTGAAACAATTTTTCTGTTTTAGCTCTTGTGGCTTTTTTAATTTGAGGTAAGAACTCAGCTGGTTTACGTACTGTTCTTTGTAAACTCTTTCCTTCATCAAACCCTTTTATTGTGGTTCCTTTTACATTAAGTCCACTACCTTCACGTTTTAATCCCATAGGGTCAACATTACGAGCATAATACAGCCCGATCTTGCGGTTTTTAGTGTTAAAAACCACCAGTATTCGCGAGTAAATAATGTCTGCTGGTAAGATGCTAGCCAAACCATATTCGGTGTCTGTTTGCTTAAATTTGAGCTTCTTAACAATGGCTTCTGGGCTTCTAATTCGTACTTTACGTGGCTTACGATTTGCTTTACTTTCTGCCGCAAGTATATCACATGCATCTACTATTTTTCTATATACTTCAAGACATGCTTTATGTTGGACAGGAGTCATATGACTATATCCTTCTTCCAACTGTAAACGCCAATCATCTTTATCTTCTTTTGATACTTTTGTAAGAAGTTCTACAAATTCATTTACATTATCTATATATAAGTTACGAATAATACGCGAATGTGCTTGTTTTACTCCTGCTTGTCTAAGAATACTAACTGGATTAAAGTCTTTAACTGTTTTAGGAGTATACCCATTATCAATCCAATCTTCAAGCCAACATTCAATACCATCAGTCATTTGATATGCGGCACGATGTAGTAATTCTTGAATAGTAGGCTTGCGATTGTTTTCTTTATTTTTTGCTAATTGTTTTGCAAGTGCTTCTGCTTTTTCTACATGAACTTTGCCATCTTCAATTGCGGCTTTAATATTCTTGTTAATAAATTCTGTATGAGGCTTTGGAGTTCCCATTGTACCAGCAAGGCTCTCCCAATATCTATTATGTGCTTCGTGTACATCTGGACATCCCATAGTAAGCATTCTACAATAATATCCTAATGTAGAGCTAATAGAAGACCCTGTAGATGCTTTAGCACATTTTACATCATATTTACTATATCCATTTTCTAACATCCAATCATATGCATATCCATGCAAGATTGCCGCTTTATAATGTCTATAATAATAGTCAGTTGCACCTGATAACTTACGATGCATTTCTTCGCCAGACAATTCACTAGCACCTTCCCAAGTAGGATCTTTTAATTCACTTGCACGAATCCTCATAGAAGGTCTTGTGGGTTTTTTTCGTTTAGTACCTCTAAGTAAGGCCATTAATTTCTCCGTAGTATTCTTTGTAGTTATCAATTAGAAGAAAAATCCGCTGGTTTAGCGAATTAATCTTAATCAAAAACAAGTTTACAACGAAAATGGATTTTAGTCAACCTTTGCAAAACCAGAGTTGGCAACAACGTGTTTAACTCCGTTTGGATCTTCTACAATATCAGCAACACTAAGGCTATGCATTTTAGTTAACCTTTCAATGTTTTCTTCTGGACCCATATTTCCAACATGAAACACATCTTCAAGTCCATCAGCATTAATATTAGCAACGTGTGTGTAATAACCTTTATCAAAAGCATCTTTAGCCTGTGAACCCATATTATCACTAAATTGCATATCTAACTTTGCTTTATGATGAGGAACACTATTATGTCCTTTGTCGTTGATCATATCAACGTCTGCGTCTGAAAGTTGTATTTGGTAAATTTTATATGTTTTATTTAATTCGTTACTTCTCATTATAATGCTCCTTGTTTTGATTTCCAATTTTCCATAACAGTTGTATACCAACTTGGATTAGTGTCTTTAAGAATTGTTAATGGTGATTCACCTTTTTCCATAGCCGCTGTATAACTTTCTACAGTATGACTATTAAGAAGTTCTTTAAGGAACTTGGCTTTAGTAAAAGGTCCACCATGTTTAAAACGTGCAATAAAAATGTCACGTTCACCGTTTTCTAGGTTATATGTTAAATACCCACCAAAATAACTAAATTTCTCTTTTTTAAACATATTTTTAACTCCTTATTTTTAATTAACTATAACTATAGTATACAGTAAGATGTCTTACTTGTCAAGTTTTTCTGCCACAAAAAAATCCTTATAAATCAAAGACTTACAAGGATTTTTAATTTTTTTTGAAAATAATACCCGAAAATCGTTAAATTATCGGGTATTTTTGGTTATTACATCTCTTTTATCTTAGCCTCAAATTCACGTAAACGTTTGTAAACACTAGCCAATTCAATAATAGTTGGCCATGCTTTAAACAAGTATTGAAGTGAACCTTCAACACGTCCAAATGCACGTAAAATCTGTTGCATTACACCAAGTGTCATAACTCCTGCAATAATTGCAGGTGCTAAGAAGATGTATCCTGCTAACACGTTAGCCTGCAAGTATGCTAGGCGTCCTATGTTAAAATACAAATATCTCAAATAACTCTTATAGTGAATCTTTCTTACACCGTCAAATAGCTCTTCTAAAGTCTTCGGTCTCATAGTTCCGTCATCTTCTGCAATAACTAGAACTTTTCGATAAGCCGCTTCCTTCTTCTGTAGGTCATATTCAATGCCTACAAGTCTTAATACCCATGCTAATACAATCATTAGTATAGTACCACCAACTGCCCATAAAAGAGCGCCAGCTATTAATCCATACTCCCAATCGCCAAACCATAGAATAGGAATACCAATAGATAATCCCACTAATAATGGGAAAAATTCTATCAATACCATAATACTCTCAATCAGAGCAGTACCAAGTCCTTCCATAATTCTGCTGAATTTAATTGTATCTTCTTGTACCCGTTGAGCCGCACCTTCAATGGTACGTGCTTTATCGTATACACTATGATACCATTCGACCATACTAGCTCTCCAACGGAATAAAAAGTGTGCTGTTAAAAAGCTGGTAGCAAGTCCGAGAACAATCCACAAGGCCGCTAATTTACCAAAACTGGCTAAACTACCCCAATATTCACCTGCTGTGATAGCATTAGGTGTTCCCAATGCTTTTTGAATCATGTCGTAGAATCCACCAAACCAATGGTTAATTTGAACATCTATTTGCACCGAAAGCCAAAGAGAAGTTAAAATTGTTGCTGAGCCAAGATAGGCCCAAATGGCCCATTTTTTAGATTTGAAAAAATCAAACATAATGTTGTCTCCTTATAAAATGCAGCGACAACTCCTGTACTGTTACTAAACTAAAGTTATCTGCATACATAACTATTTAGCCTATATAAGAATATATAATGATAAAGAAGGATAAATACAATATAACAAGGAAAACCACATGCCAAGACTAAGTTTATATAAAGGTTATAAAAGTAACGACTATACATTTATGGATAGAGCTATCCGTGAACAATTTGATATAGGCGGCACAGGTGTTCATGTACATAAGTACCTAGGACCTCTACCACAATCAAAAAATACAGATGCAAGTGAACCAAACTATGGCAGTGGTTTAGAAATAGACAACATAACTGGTGAAGAAATTAATCCAGAAGGATTAATTGATGAAACTAATATACAAGATCTATTGTTTATGGAAAATAGAGATCGTAAATACGATCCAGATATTTTTGATTTACGTGGTGTATATAATGTAAGTGATAACGACTTTGATTTAACACAATTTGGTTTGTTTTTAACAAACGATACATTGTTTATTAGTTTTCATATTAACGATATGGTAGAACGATTAGGTCGTAGACTTATGCCCGGTGATGTAATAGAATTACCACATTTACGTGATGAGTTATTACTTACTAATGACAAAGAAGCTATTAATAAGTTTTATGTAGTGCAAGATGCCGCTAGGGGAAGTGAAGGTTTCTCCCAAACATGGTATCCACATATTTGGCGTGTTAAAGTAGCACCATTAACAGATACACAAGAATACGCAGATATACTTGGTACTGCTAGTGATCCCGATAGTCTTAAAAACGATCTTAGTTCTTATAAAACAGAACTTAATATTAGTAATGCTATTGTAAGAAGTGCAGAAGAAGCTAATCCAAATAATTTACCGTTAGCAGATCATTTATTTGGTCAAGAAGATACTAGCAAAACATATGAACACGGTGAAGTATTACAACAAGGTGATCAGTTTCCTACACAACCAAACGAAGGTGAGTATTTTGTAAGAACGGATTTTACTCCTAATAGATTATTTGTAAGACGTGGAAGTAAATGGCATAGACTATATGATAATATTACTGATCAAACTTGGAGTGATACAACATATAATGCTAGTCAATTTATTAACAATGATGCTACAACAATCATTGACAATAAAGAAGTTCCAGAAAAACAACCTCTATCTAAAGTTATTAAACCAAAAAGTGATTTTGAATAATGGCACAACAATATTTTTACGATAAACAAATTAGAAGATACATTCAACAGTTTATAAGACTGTTTAGTGGATTTAGTGTACAAATGGGTAAGAACGAAAATGATCTTCCTATATACCAACAAGTACCTGTACGTTATGGTGACATTAATCGTATGGCGGCACACATAACAAGAGAGAACAGTGAGAACATTGTTAATACTGTTCCGTTTATAAGTTGTTATGTAACATCATTAGATATGTTTGCTGAAAGACGAACATATCAAGATCATGTTGATAAAGTACAAGTCAATGAAAAGAAATATGATGAAGCTACTGGAAAATATACTAACGAACTAGGCAATCAATATACTGTTGAAAGATACGCACCTGTTCCTTATATGCTAGTAATGAACTGTGATATTTGGACATCAAATACAGATCAAAAGTTACAATTAATGGAACAAATCTTAGTATTGTTTAATCCAACATTAGATATTAGAACTAACAACAGTCCAGTTGATTGGACTGCTTTAAGTCATGTAGAATTAACAAATACATCATGGAGTACTAGAAGTGTAGGATCAAGCATTGATGATATTATTGATGTAGCCACATTAACTTTTAATATTCCAGTGTATATTACTCCTCCTGCAAAATTAAAACAGCAAAAACTTATTCATACTATTATTAGTGAATTATATAGTTTAGATGATGTTGACTTAGAAAACTTTAAAGAAAATAAAACATTTGATACATCAACATTAAAATATACTGTTGTAACATACAAAGATAAAAAAGCAAAATATCTAAATGGTAATTTACAAATACTAAATGACAAGGGAACAAATCTAGGCGACGATGGAGTAGTATTAGAATGGGATAAAGTATTATTACCATTTGGTGTATTAAGAAATGGAATAAGTCAATTAAGACTTAGAAAAGGTAGTGATATAGATGATGATTCAAACGATATAATTGGAAGACTAGAAGAACACCCATCTGATCCTAACCTTCTTAAAGTTACAATAGACAATTCAACATTACCAACAAATACACTACAGGCTATAGATGCTGTTGTAGATCCTGCTAAAAATTATCCAGGTGATGGAAGTGTTCCAGCCGCAGTTACAGGACAACGTTATATTATATTAAACAATGCTCCTATAAATGCTTTATGGACTAGCGTAGTTGCTAACAAAAATGATATTATAGAATACAACGGTTCAACTTGGACTGTTAGTTTTGATAGCTCTACAATAAGTGATACACAATACGTAACAAATGTTTCATCCGATGACCAACTTGAATGGAATAGCAAAGAATGGATTAACAGTTATGAAGGCATATATAATTCAGGTTACTGGCGAATATATCTCTAATTTTTAATATGATAGTAGCGAGCGGTTGCATTTTTTTAAGCATAGACACTGGCAGAGTAATGCTACAGCAAAGAAGTGGCGCTGTTAATCATCCTAGAACGTGGGGATTCTTTGGTGGGAAGTCTGAAGGGAATGAACGACCTAGTGAAACTTTATATAGAGAAATGGAAGAAGAAATAGGATTAGTACCTGCTATTGATAAAGTTATTCCTATAAACAAGTTTACTAGCCCTAATAAAAAATTTATATATAATAGCTTCGTTGTTACTGTAGATGATGAATTTATTCCTGTACTTAATAACGAAAGCGATGGCTACTGTTGGGTTAAAATAGGAAATTGGCCTAGACCATTACACCCTGGTGCAAAAATACAATTTAATTCAAAACAGTTTGTTAAAAAACTTAAAACTGTACACGCACAGCAAATAAAGAAAAAATAATTTATTCAGTTATTCTCTTTTTCATACTAGCAACAAACTGTTCACGTAACCATTCATAATCATTAATTTTATTTAATTCTTCTGGGTTATCTTTATGTTCTATACCGTATGCTTTACCTTCTAATGCACCTTTAATACAATAACGTCCAAAACGTCCACCATTATCAATTGTACACCATGCTTCTAATCTTGCATCTGTTTCATCTTGTTTTTGATTAGGGTTTACAGAACTTGCTAACTTAACACATTCACGGAATGCACTACGCCATGTTCTATATGGGTCTTTATTAAATCGAGTAATATTTGATATATCACTTACTGGTTGATAAAATGCTGAACCTGTTGTATAATCTGGCAATTCATGTCCTAATGAAAGTAATTGTTCTTTTGGAAATAACTTAACACCACCATAACCATATTCTAAATCGTTAATTGGGTTTCTTGCACTCCATACAAAAGTTGTATTTTTTCTACTACTCATTGGTGGAATATAATCAAAACTAAAATGTCCTGTTATATCTGCATCAGCGTCAACAATATAAACCATTTCTGTTTTTGCTAATTCACCTGCACGTTTATGTGCATTGCCAATACCTTCAACATTTTTTACGTGTTGAGCATCTTTAAATCTATTTCTTAATTTTTGGAAATTTTCATCTGCTTCAGCTTCATGAAAACTAATCATGAAAACATCAAATTCTGCTACATGATAACTTGATACAAGTTTGTTTTGTACTATTCCATGTGACATACTGTTTGTAGGAACTAATTGAATATCGCCCCAACTAACTGGTCTGTTAGTTCGTTTAACTACTCTAGGAAATGTATGAATAAAATTCTTACCCATATCACTAGGTCTATATTGCCATGAAAACGTTGGATTTACTTCAATTTCATCAAATACTATCCAAGCCATATCATGTTCATCTTTATATTTAGATGCTAACTCTAGTAACGCTTCTTCGTCCGTTAATTTTATAGGTGTTTTAATAATTGGATATGAATCAAACATAAACTTTTTCAATCTATCCCAAGGTGTTACAACACTTTGTCCTTGGAAATCTTTTCTTGTATTAATTAAATTAATCATTGCAATCGTCCTTAATTGTATATGCACGTGTTCCTATATGTGCAATTCTATCACTTAACTCGTGACTAATATTTACTTCATACCCATTGTTATTTGCAAGGCTACAAAAGTATATATCTTCTCCTACTAAATTAGTATAATCTTTGCTATACTCAATCTTGTAATGAGGTCGAGAAATATTTTCGTATACTTCTCTTTTAACTAACATCATTCCACTTCCTACTGCCCAAACTTTTTCAATTCCTTTTCCTGTAAAAACTCTGCTATCTAAATCATTTTTACTTTTAAAGGCAACTGGCCTGTGTGGTGGAACTCTTGTTGAATAATTTCCTGCTATAATGTCTTTATCAGCTGCCAATAATATATTTAATGTATCTACTGGAAACTGCATATCTGCATCTATCCACATTATATGTGTGCATTTTGTATCTAGTGCTTGATCAACTAACTGTTGTCTTTGCATTGCTACTTCACTGCCCATATTAAAATGCAATGAAGTTATGAGTCCAGTTTCACCACACTTTTTTTGAAGCATGGCTAAACTGTACGCAAAAACCGCTGTAACTTGATTCTGCACAGGAACACAAATTGCTACATCTGCGGAATTATTCTTTTTATAATAATGGTTTGTTGTACTGACCATTAATTACTTTTCAGAAGCGAGTTCTGATTGTAGTTCTGCTTCAATTTGCTGAACTTCGTAATTAAGTTGTTTAGCTATTGATGTAGCCGATTTAACACATGCGGCAAACGCCTCATCTTCTAAGGCTACCATGTAATTCATGTGTTCTGGTTGTACTTTACCAATTGTTAAAATATCAATCGCCGCTAATTTTGCTAAACGATTTACCCAATATTCTTCTTCTGAAGAATCAATATCAGCCAATAATGCGTCTACATCATGTTCTGCACTAAAGTCTTTATAAATATCTTCTAGAATTTGAAGATCTGGGTGTTTTTGTTCTCGAGCCTGCATAAGCTCTTGGGTTAATACTTGTGCTTTCCTCGCTGGTGTTGGGTGAGCGCCAAGTACAAACGTTTCAATTTCAAAACGTGTTCTAATACTCATTGTATGTTTTCTCCTGTGTCTTGAGTTTACTTTTGTAAATTAATCTCAGTTGTTTTACTGTATAATAACAACGCTGTCGTCGACAGCGTTGCTATTTATGTTATTCGTATGACTTACTATTAACCGTCTTGTCCTGTTGGATTAGGATTCTGCCATCCGCCAAACGTAGCTGATAGCTTAATGTTTGTCGTTACTGATGGTGAAATGTAGTTACCAAGTGTACTCATAGAAATTGTTCCACTAAGTCCAAAGTAGTTACGTACTTGTCCCATTGTAATAGTTGCGCCTGTTGCTGGTAATGCCATAATTTGACTCCTTGCGTGTAATTATCGATAAATGCACTGCATATTGCATTGCAATTATATTTATCTAAATGCCCTCAGAGCATATAGTAGTATATTATTCTTTATTTTTTATTAAATGATGCTCGTTCTGCATCATTTTGCCAGAACTCCATTAGCCAATCTATTTGCTTTTGTTGTTCTTTAATTGCTTCAATTAATAAACCTGTTATATTTCCATATGCTACAGATTTCATTCCTTCGCTATCAGTATGAACTACTTCTGGAAAAAATTCTTCTACTTCTTGTGCTATAACACCTGTACTATGTCTTCCATCTTTCTCAAAGTTTACACCTCTTAAACAATTAACTAGATCTATAGGATTATTAATTGTTTCTATGTTTCTTTTTAATCTCTTATCTGAGTATGCTGTAATATCACCAGTTGCTGTAAAACTACCAGTGTATGAACCACTCATTTCAAATTCTGTAGTATTTAATGTTAGTCCATTACCTGCTGTATATGTTGTGTTGCCTGTGTTAGTATAATTACTAGCATGAATAGTTCCAGCAGATGCCGCTGACCAATCTATATGTTCATTTGCAACAAAGCCTGATAAAGTATCATGATTTAAAGCCGCTATTGCGTTAGTTGTACTAACAGATAATGCAGAAATTGCGTTAGTTATTGTTGTACTGAAATTAGCATCATCACCTAACGCCGCGGCTAATTCGTTTAATGTATCCAATGCACCTGGTGCTGAATCTATCAATGCATCAATTTTTAATTGTGCTCTAGCATCTGCTCTAGCATTAGTAAAATATAAATTACTTGCTTCTGCTATATCATCTGTGTCTAAAGATCCTGTTCCTGATGTTACTGCTGAACTTACATATGCTTCATATGCAGTTGTAATTGAGGCTGTTTGTGCTGTATCTGCCGCCGCAAATTCTGTACGAATTAACGCACGATCTGTTGTAGCCGCCGCTGTTATAGTTGAAAGTGCTGATACTGCTCTAGCGTCTGTAAAGAATAACTTCGTTGAGCCTTCTGTTAGGTTATCTGTGTTTATTGTTGATTCTATAGCATCAAATACATCTACATTCTTTAATGTAATAGTACCGCCACTATGCGTTAACACATCTACACCGTTAATTTGTAATCTATCTAAATCACTACTAGTTGAAATACCTGCACTAGCATCTGTATCTGATATTACTTTATCTGTACCTATATAGAAAGCCATAACTCTTCTCCATTGTTATTAATGTATTTATGATTTATTAGACCTAAGTTCATCTATTTGTTTTTGTTGTTCTTTAATTGCTTCAATTAACAATCCTACTACGTTTCCATATGCAACGGAATGTAATCCTTGTTCGTTTGTATGTACTGCTTCTGGAAGAACTGCTTTAAGTTCTTGTGCAATAACACCAGTTGATGAAGATCCATCTTCTATACGGTCAAATGTAATGCCGTGTAGTTGTTCTACTTTTCCTACTGCATTATTAATTACTTGAATGTTAGTTTTTAGACTTTCATCTGAGTATGCAGTAATATCACCTGAAGCAACAATATTACCAGTAACATCTAAGTCACCACTATCTATAGTTACATTACCAGTATTATCAATACCTACTAATCGGGCACTATTCGTGCTGGTTCTAAACTGAACGCCATCAGTTCCTCCGTAAAAGTATGTCATTGTAGCATCTGTCTGTATAACAGCATGACCACTACTTGTAATGTAAGAGTTAATATTAGGCATATTTAACCCTCCAGTTGAACCATTGCCAGCTGGTAAAACAAGAGTACCTGTCATAGTGCCACCTGCTAGAGGAAGTTTGGCA